GATGTTCGAATCGCAAGAGGGACTGCCGAGCAGTGCATTACCTACTGTTCTAAAGACGGAGAGTTCGTCGAGTTCGGAACCCGCCCTCAAACGCCGCAGGAAATCGGTCAAGCGGAAGCGGATCGCTATTCCGAGGCGTGGAGCCTCGCCCGCCGTGGTAAAGTTCGGTTATTTATGTTTAGGCTTCCTGGACCATATCGACGCCGAACTCAGGATTCGTCACTACAACACCCTTAAAACTATCGCCCGAGACTACATGGCAAAACCTCCTGGACTCGGCGGAGTATGCGGCATCTGGATTCACGGAGATGCCGGATGCGGAAAAACCACGTCGGTCGTCAACGCTTATCCCAATGCCTATTACAAGTCCCTCAACAAGTGGTGGGACGGATATCAAGGCGAAGAAGTCGTCCTCCTCGACGACATGGACATCTTCCATCGTGATCTCACCAGCCAAATTAAAAACTGGGCTGACTTTCGCCCGTTCATCGGAGAAACAAAAGGATCAGGTGTCTACTTACGACCCAAGAAGTTCATTGTCACCTCCCAGTACACCATCGAAGAAATCTGGGAAGGAGATCAGAAGTCGCTTGAAGCTATTCGACGACGTTTCACCGTTATCGAGAAAATCCGCGGACAAGATATCATCGTGTAGCTTGATTTAGGGTTTAAAAAAAATTTATTATTAAAAAAACATTCATTCCCGCGCTGCGGCATTCCAAATATTAGCGCGGGTCGGTGACGACCCGTAAGATAGGCTCCACCCGAAGGGTGGATTATACATAATTAGTAGGATCCATAGTATCTTCTATCGCTCCACTGTCTTCATCTTGTACAAATAGGTCTGTCAGTGTACTAGGTAGTTCGCTGTTTAATTGTCTGTGAACTTTTCTGGTCGTTGATAGGACAGAACCAGTCAAGTAGCGTTTGACGACCCAAATTAATTTAGACGGAGTGATAGTTTGTTCTCCTGGAGCAACTGCAAAGCCTTTTGCTCCGTCTCCCAATGATCCTCTTGATACAATCATGATGTAGTGGCTTAGTCCACGAATTCCGTTATAGTCAGCCCAGTATTGGGTGTCGAGGTGTCTGTTCATTTTAAATTTGAAGTCTAGTCTGCAGTTCTCTCCAGGGGTAAGAGAACAATGCAAGCGTCTAGTCCAGTAGTTTATGTTGAATAGTTTGTGCGTCGTAGGTCTACTCCACAGGTCAGTTTTGGCTTCACCAGGTGGCGTAGCGTTTGTCGATTCTGATATGATTCCATTATCCCAAATTGTCCCTGGGGACGATTCTAGTGCTGTAGTGTTTTTGTCGAGCAGGATGTAAATGTCGAAATCCAATGTAGAATTTCCGGCGTTATTGAACTGGATTTGGTGTCCTACGGTTCCAACGAACATCTTTCTAGATTCTCCCAATGAGCTAAATGCAACATCTGCCAATAGTGCGGAGTATAGGGATCCGAATTCGAGACCGGTGCATTTGGAAGCAACAGCAGCTTGCTGTTGTCCTTGTGCAGATCCTACTCCACCAGTGAAGTATTCGTATATGTCTCCCATTGGTGCAAGTGATTTTACGAGTCCGCCGAGTTTGGATCTTTTGTATGTGATCTGGTAGTTGCGGAACTTGATTCCGTCTGCTTCGTTGATCTTCCAGGAATCTGGATCCTTTTTCTTCATCTTGCGTCCGCGGCCCTTGCCCGGGGCGCTTTGTTTGACCGCCTTTGCGATTTTGTACCCTTGCGTTAGGGCTTCGTATCCAGCCCGAATTTTTGCCATGTCCATTGCGCCTTCGGCGAATTTGCTGGCGCTTTTGCGAAAGCTGCTGGGACCTTGTCGTTTCTTAAGTCTGCGTTTTGCCATAAATAATAATTTAAATCATAGGGGAGATTTTATATCTATATTGAATAAATCGACACTCGGGGTTGGGCTATTATTACCCCAACCCTCAGTGTCGTGTCACTGAGAAATTATTTCCCCCCTTCCGCCTGCCGCAGTTCCGCCTGCCGCAGTTCCCATACTACGCCACAGGCGCAGCGTGGCTTGGGCATTTGTATATAACCAGGGCAAGTCCCTTTCCTTTTCATTATGAAAAAAGAAAACAAATGTCATCCCGATCCCGCTCCTTCGTATTCACCTGGCCGAACTATCCCGACGAGCACCAAGATAGCCTCGATGCGCTTGACCCACGATATGTATGCTACGGATACGAGTGGGCCCCTACCACCGGCACTGCGCACCTGCAAGGATTCTTGTATTTTGACAATGCAAGGTCACTCGTTAACGTCCGACGCTGCTTGCCTGGAGTCGATGTTCGAATCGCAAGAGGGACTGCCGAGCAGTGCATTACCTACTGTTCTAAAGACGGAGAGTTCGTCGAGTTCGGAACCCGCCCTCAAACGCCGCAGGAAATCGGTCAAGCGGAAGCGG